GCATTCAGGAGCTGCTGTTTTTGTAACAGGATGAATACCGTAATCAGCAAATACACTAGCTGAAGGGTTTTTAGGAAAAGATGTGTTTGGGTTATCTTTTCGTAAATCAGTAAATGTATAAGGGAACTTATAGGGCTGATTGTTTTTTGTTTTAATGTACATTTATTTAAAATCCAAAGGTTAAGTTAACAACTTGAGAAATACCTGTTTGTGAACTTGTTGCATATAATTCTAATCCACCTGGTTTAATAAAGAAACCAACTGCAACTCTAATGTAAGGATTTACAGGTGTTTTGTCATAAAGAGTAGCGGTACTAATATCCCATGCTGTTGATAGACTCCATTGATATATTTCGTCTAAAGGATAATCGTTTGATAGATACATTTCTGTTCCATCATCTTTAAAAAAGATTCCTTTTAGATCGTCCATCTCCGACGATACATCGAAACTTTGATTGAAACTAGCAGTACTAAGATCGTAGGCTGTTGTCATATTATATTCGTGTACTTGATCACTGTCTCCTGATATATAAATTTTTGTTCCATCAGGTTTTAAGTATAAACCTCTTGGACCAAATTCTGATTGTGGTGTAACTGAAAAAGTGTGAGTAAAGCTAGCAGTGCTTATATCCCATCCAGTAGTTAAAGTATATTGATGTATTGCATCACTACTAGTTCCTGTTATATAAAATTTTGTTCCATCTGAACTAAATTGCAAACCAAATGGATTACTTTCCTTTGATGAAACTGAAAAAACTTGATAAGCACTGGCTGTACTAATATCCCAAGCTGTTGATAAATTGTATTCATTTATTTCATCTCCACTACTACCAGTAATATACATTTTTAAACCATCAGGTTTAAAAAACACACCTTTTGGACTGCTTTCTTCTGATCTAACGCTAACAACACCTCCAGTAGGGTAATTAAATGATCCTGTACTAATATCCCATGCAGTAGTCAGATCATATTGAATTGCACCATCCCAATCATTATTAACAAGATAAAATCTTGTTCCATCTGATTTAAAATAAAGACCTTCCAAACTATATTCAAGATCTCCTAGTCTTTGAGTATAGCTAGCGGTACTAATGTCCCAAGCTGTTGTTAAAGTATATTCATTAATTTCTCTACCACTATCTCCAAATACATACATTTTTAAACCATCAGGTTTAAAAAATAAACCATTAGGGTCACCGTCTTCTGAAACTGATTTTGTTTGATTAAAACTAGCAGTGCTTATATCATATGCTGTCGACATGTCATATTCATCTACAGCATCATCATCTTTTTCTACAACATAAATTTTTGTACCATCAGGTTTTAAATGAATAGCTCTTGGATTACTCCCTTGTGCATTAATTCCAAAAGATGCACTGTAACTAGCGGTACTAATATCCCAAGCTGTTGATAAATTGTATTGATGTATGGCGTCACTAGGAGCTCCGCCTGTTCCACTTATTCCCAAAACATAAAATTTTGTACCATCACTACTAAAATCTAAACCAAATGGATTTGTTTCTTTTCCACTAATGTCAAAATTTTGAACATAAGAAAAAGTGCTGATATCCCAAGCTGTTGATAAGTCATATTCAATTACATCATCTTTATTTCGATCTACAATATAAAATTTTGTACCATCAGGTTTAAACGCAATATCCTCCGGACCTGTTGCATTAAATGCAAATCCAATATCACGAAGAACAATCATATTAATAGGAGTTTTTCGCATTGCTAAATTAGCAATATCCCATGAAGGATCTGCTCCACCTCCTGCTGCTCCTGTTAATGCTGCTCTGCTTAATGAATCCATCTTTTCAATTCTTGCTATTTACAATTTAGCCAGAGTAATCTACCAAGCTAGCTCCTCGCCATTTTGTACCGCCATCATCAGTAATAAAAACAAAAAGATGTGTTTTTCCTTCCGTTAAGGTTGGTGCAGTATCAGCAGGCCAATAAACACCACTAAACCAAGTGATTGTGCCAGAAGTGTGTGTAATTTCTAAAGTTAATCCATAACTTCTTCCACTTGCAGGTGCATCACTAATAGTGAATGTGCTATTTCCTGCAATTGTTTTTGTAAAGTAGTTTCCGCTACTGCAATTAATATTTAACGCAGAAATACTAGCTGCATTACCTACGTATGAACCACTGACATCAACAGTTGCACCCGATGTCGTACTTGTTAGTCCAAAACCAGCACTGTCTGTAAAAATACCACTGATACCAGTCAGAGTAGTGAATTTACCTGTATTACCGGTAATTGTTGCTCCAGAAACAGTATCTGTAAACGTTCCGCTAATGCCAGTTAGAGTAGTAACTTTAGTTGTGTTACCAGTGATTGTTGCTCCTGATACAGTATCTGTAAATGTTCCACTGATACCAGTTAAACTAGTAACTTTAGTTGTATCGCCTGTAATCACCGTACCAGAAATAGTACCTGTGATTGAAAGGCTTGGATAATTACCAACGACTACGCTGCTTACGGTGATAGTCGCATCACTTCCACCTGAAGTGTAAACAAGAGTATCAACTTTTAAGTTTCCGTAAGCCATTCACTTGCCCTAATTTGCCTTGTTTCTACTTTAAGTTAATTCTACACAAGGATAACTTAAATCTAAGTGAATACAAACCATGTAGAACCAGACGCAATACTTACTGTTGCACCTGACGCTAATTCAATATTACCTGCTGAAAAACCATTTGTTCCGCTTCCAATTAAATAAGTTGCCACTCCTGTTAAAACATATGGATTTGTAAAAATAGGAGCTTGGAGAGTATCGCCAAACATGCCTGTTGAAGGCGTAATAAACCCTGATGCACCTGAAATGAAACCACCTGCGAAAATATTGCCTGTAGTTGTTTCATCAAAGTTTGCAACAGTAAAGTTACCTGTCGTAGCCGTAACTGTAACTGCTTCAATTGTTTGACCAGTAATATAAACACCTGACAGATTGCTGGTAAATGTTCCAGAAACTCCTGTTAAGTTTGCAAATAAACCAGTTTGACCGGTAACTGTTAAACCAGATACTTGAGTAGTAAAGGTACCAGAAACACCAGTTAAATTTGCAAATAATCCAGTTGCTCCTGTAATTGTCCCGCCAGAAACTCCAGTGAAAATGCCACTTGTGAAGGTACCTGAAATACCGCTAAACGTATTACCAGTAATAGAAGCACCACTTAAGTAGTCGGTGAAAACACCACTTTGACCATTAACACGAGTAAAGTTTCCACTTGCACCAGTAACAGTAAAGCCTGAAACAAATGTGGTTCCATAAATCTGGTTTCCAGTTAGATCACCGAATGTTCCTGTGATTCCAGTTAATGTTTCTCCAGAAATTGTGCCGCTTACAGTTAAACCGGAAGAGATAGTACCGCTTCCGCTAATAATTAAATTCTTACCTGCTGTAATATCACCAGTGGTAGAAATTGTTGGAATATTAATAGTGTCAGTAAATGTACCTGTTAGTGCATTTACAGTCGTGAATAAACCAGTCTGGCCGGTAACAGTTGTACCAGAGACTCGAGTGAATGTTCCTGTTGCTCCAGTAAGGTTGGTGAATTGTCCGACATCTCCCGTTACAGTTGCACCTGATAAGAAAGTCGTAAAGACTCCCGAAACTCCGGTTACATTTGAGAATTTAGCCGTGTCACCTGTAATAGTTGCACCAGAAATCTGTGTGGTGGCTACTACAGTTTCAACATTAAATTGATCAAAGTTACCGGTGGTTCCTGTAATGGTACCGCCAGATAAAGAAGTAAAGTCTCCACTAACACCTGTAAGAGACGAAACAAGAATTGTGTCGCCTGTGATGGTGGCTCCTGAAACCTTAGTGGTAAAGGTTCCTGAAATACCGGTTAATGTTGTTACCTTTACGGTGTCTCCGGTAATGGTTGCACCAGAAAGATTGGTTGTAAAAACTCCTGAGATACCTGTTAATGTTGTTGCTTTAACAGTATCTCCAGTTACGGTCGCACCTGAAACAAGAGTTGTTCCAACTAAGTTTGTTCCGGTAATGTTTGTACCAGAAATATTAGAGATATTTGCGCTTGTGCCCGTCAGGCTAAATACAGTACCTGTTCCAAGGGTTGCTGTGTTTCCTGTAATTACTTCTCCACTGAGTCGTGTGAAGTTGCCTGTTCCAATAGTTGCTGTGTCGTTAATTAAAGTTGTAATATTACCGGTAACTGCATTCAAGTTTGTTGCTTGAATTGAATTACCAGTGATCGTATTTCCGCTTAGCTCATTTTTTACTTGAGCATCTCCTGTGACAACGATATGGGCAAACGTACCCGTACCGCTTACTTCAATACTGGTTGGGTTGAAGTTACCACTGACTGTAAGGTCGCCACCAACGATAAGGTCGTTGGCAATAGTACCTCCAGTTAAGGTAAGGTAGTAATCGTTAAAGTATTGCTTTGTTTCTGCAAAAGTAAATTTCTTATTTTTTAATCCCGGGTCTACCTCGCCAACCTCAACAACCATCAGCAAATCATCATCACCGATTGATGATGATGAAATTGCTGGAAGTTCAGTTATGCGCCTATTAGCCACTATACAAATACGGTCCTTATAAGTTAAATTATAAAAGACCTGTGTCTAGTCTTATTTAGTTTTTATCTCAATTCGTGGAATTAAGTCTGCAGCAAAGTTCCAGACTTGTTGAATCCCCGTTACAATTCCACAAGAAATAGCAAAAACTAAAATAAGTTCAGCCACAGTCATCTTCTTACGGACATAAACAACACGAGGATCTTGTTGTGGGGGAGTCAGATTTCGGGGCATGGTTGGAACCATTGGTTGAGCATTGGGGTACTCCATTGACCTCCGAGGTTGCTCCTGCTTTTGAGCTGCTGCAGTCATCCGAATTGCCTCCTCTCGAGCCCGTGCTTTCATCAGTTCAACCATTTGCGGATCCAATCCAGTCGGGCCTTGAGTTTGGGGGACAGGCGGCTGAGGCATTTCTTCAGGAGGTTGAACCTGATTACTGGCAGGAACCTGATTTTCCATGAAAGTGCAAAACTCTTTTGATTACACTAGCATCTGAAGAAATGGTTTGAAATGATGTCGTCATTTGGAATTAGAAAAGGTTTGTACGATATTTCCCATGAATTAAAGGGTATTCGTAACATCCTTTCGTCCATGTGGCATAGCAAATATAAGAACGAAGAAACTGATCAATTAAACCCTCAAGCCTTTGCAGATGAGTATATTTCTACAGAAGAGTGCGCTAAACGTCTCAACGTTTCTGACCAAACAATCAGAAACTGGATTTCTATTGGTAAAAAGAAACCAGAGAAAGGATGGACTGAAGGCATTCATTACGTAAACATTACGCCTGATCCTTCCAAGCGAGCTGTGATCAGAATCCCCTGGAACTTTCTGATTGCTTCCTTTGCTAAAAATAAAGAAATTGTCTTGGCTGATTTCTACGGAAATAAATACAAGTCAACACAGGAGAAACTTGAGTGATACGCAATAGATTTTACGGAATTGAACTAGATACTGTAACTGTTGAAAACAGTAGGAGTATTCTGCCTAAGTCTCTACTTGACCAAGTGGAGGAGTTTCTCCCTCCCTTTGGATCATTTGACGATGGTTGCTTGCGTCGTTATTTAGAAAATGTAAAGACGTACGAAGAAGAAGATGCGAATTCAAATATGACATTGGCTAATCGGTTGCGATTGGCTTTTGTGGATATGAGCCCAGATACAATCTGCGGTAAATTTCCACAGGCTGAACTGCCTTTGAAGAGACGACTGAGATGTGTTGCTGAATATCTGATTCGATCTGGAGAGTTTGACAAACTTAAAGATGAAAATGGTAAGTTAATTAAAAAACGTGGAAACCTTGGCAAATTAGTAGTTATTTACAAACCTTTGCCAAAACTTTTAGACTCTTTAGCAAAACAAGGATTTTTGAAAAATGAACAGAAGAGAGAAGTTACTGGCGTCTGCAATCGGGTCTGATCTAGACGAGACAAAAACAAAAATGCTTGATACAACTATCAGGCTTATTCTCGGAGATATGGGTCAGCATTATATAAAGATGTGGGTCGCTGAAGGACCAGGGGTAATGGTCTTTCAACCTCAGAATAGTGAACGCTCTATGTTCTTCTGGACTTTAAAAGAGATTCACTCGGCGCAAGAAGATTGCGAAAAGCAGAATAACGGTGATCTTGCAGAGAGTTTCCGTCGCATCCTCGAAGCTGCTCAGAAAATCAATCCGGAAGAAAAAGCTGGATATGTAATCAACGATGCAGAAGGCATTCGTTACTTTGAAATTGATTACAACAAAGGAATTGAATCTAAATGACAATCAGGAGAGTAACAGGTAGAAAGGAAGATCTTGAACTAATTACACCGCCAGAACTAATACAAGCTGCCAATATGGTGATGGGCAATATTGATCTGGATCCTGCCAGTTCAAAAGTTGCACAAGAACATGTTCAAGCAGATTCTTTTTTTACTCCACAAATGGACGGCTTGAATGCCCAGCTGTGGTTCGGTAAGGTTTATCTGTTTCCACCCAGTGGTTGCTATTTCTTTGACAAGAAACTAGACAAATGGAAGATGACCAGGGCTTCTTCTCCTTCTCTGGTTTCTTCTCATGCCGTTTGGTTCAGAAAGCTATATGAAAAATGGCTAGCCAATGAGGTAGAGCAGGCGATCTACTTTAGCAACTGTCCTGACATGATTCGTTACGAACAGAAAATGTTTGATTTCCCAATCTGTTTTCTTCGTACGGTTCCACGCTTAATCAAAAATACAAGTTTAGGAATTGGCAAACACCAGACTTGTACATCTTTTGCTGTATATTTGCAGCCCAAAAATGATGCATCTGAAGCAACAATGAATTTTGTCGATGTGTATCAACAGTTCGGTCGCGTTGTTTATTAATTGTGTATAGTTAAGAACGATAGAAGAGATCTATGGGCATTCTTTGCGACACCGAAATTAAAAAATTCGCTCTAGAGCAAGGGATGATTGAACCCTTTAATGATCGTTTGATCAACGAAGAGAACGGTCGTCGTGTCCTGAGTTATGGCTTGAGTTCTTATGGCTATGACATTCGTTTGTCTCCTAAAGAATGTTTTATTTTCGGTCGGATCCAAGAAGGGGTATCTGATCCTAAGGACTTTAATGGTCAGATTCTTTCACGATCTCAGCTTTTGGAGGATGAAAAAGGCTCTTATTTCCTGTTGCCTCCCTATGGTTATTGCTTAGGTGTTGCAGAAGAACGTCTCAAACTTCCTCAGGACGTGACTGTTATTGCAATGGGTAAAAGCACATATGCTCGTTCTGGAATTATTGCCAACATCACACCAGCAGAAGCTGGATGGGAAGGTTACTTGACCTTAGAAATTAGCAACGCAACAGGGCAGTACAACCGTATTTACGCTAACGAAGGTATTATTCAGCTGCTATTCCTTCGTGGTACTCCTTGCGAAGTCTCTTACCAAGATCGTAAAGGTAAGTATCAGAATCAGG